TTTCACCAACTGACTTTGATCTAATTTGAATAAACATATATTCAATATCAAATGTAGTTAATTTACTCCTGTCAATATTATCATCTATACATGCAACAATTGTATCTGCAATTGCATTAAAAATTTGATTTTGATCTTCACTCTCCATTGCAAGCATAAGGACCTTTTCTTCTTTTACCATATAAGGTCGATATCTCACTTTCTGTTGAGTAGAAGGTATAACAATATCATATTTTGGCGCATTATTAATTTTGGGTAGTGCCATTTCAAATCATCCTTTATATAATTCGTCTCCAATTTTTATACGAAAATTGAACATTTAATTCTAAAACACCATCAAGTTCATTGTTTAGTTGTAGTGCATTCATTGTTGTTGGATAAGCATCTATTAATTCACATCCGTATACAGTATCTGTTCTAAAGTTTAGATTTAATCCAACATTTAAAATATCTAATATATTTGTATTATATAGATTAACGGATCTTGTTAATTTATTTTTTGCTAACTGATAAATTTTAATCGGAGCTGCATATTCATTCTTATAAGCAACTTCATATGTATCTTGGTTTAGAGTAATATTTTGCCATGATTCAAAGTAATCTTTTACACCGTAATCATTTAAACAAAGAAAAGTTGCACTTACATCTGTTACTGCATAACCATAAGCAACCTTTTCCAGCTGCATACCAATTCTTCTTTCATTACTCAATATTTGGCGTCCAGGCAGCTGTACATCGCGGCATAGGACGTTCAACTCTTCCGGATTAGTGTTTACACCACTTATTGAAGGTAGAACCATAGTAAATAAATTATTACGTGCAATGCCCCCATTACGAGATACTACAGATTTTAATTGTTCAATGGATGCCATTAGATAATCCTTCTTGAATCGGAATAGACTTTATTTGCAGTGCCTTTCTGCCAATCAGCAGTCGGTAGAAAGGTTGCAATTTCCCACTCTGGTGCTGGTACTGTTGCAAATCTGCTTCTTACATTTGAATTTAAATAATGTTTTATGCAAGGTTTAAAGTATTTAAATTTTTGAGCACGTCTTAATGTATTGTATGTTAGATCAAATTTTGTTGTATCGTCGTACTTACTGTTATTTGTAATATCTAAAAGAGAATCCAAAAACTTTGCCCTCAGAACTGGAGGTAGATAGTGTAGATTTAATCCTAAGAAACCACCTTCAGCTGGTCCTAATACGATTGCCAATGGGAATGAATCATAGTATGGCAATGTGTCTTTATGTTTTGGATCATAGAAAAACATTTGCATAGAACCTAGAATACGTCTGCTTGATAATTGTACAGGATCTTCTTTCATTAAGGCATTTCTATTTACTCGTCTCATGTTGGCAACACGTTTACGAAACCACTCACGTGATTCCGCTGTACGAGGCGTAATACCTGCTCTAAATGCTTCTAACTCTAGGTTTTTAAATAAATTACTCATAACAGTATTTATACTGTTCTATATCTTTTTTAAATCTATTAGCCACTATTTGCCTTGTTTCATCTGTATAATATTCACTATAATGCTTATGATTTGATTTATTCTTAAATGGTAAAGATTCCCAAACATTAAAATACTCTTGTATTTGTTGAAACTCATTCTCTAAATTTTCAAATCTTAGAATTAATGCATTAGGGTTAAAGTAGTCGAGCTGAGGTCTATTTGCTGATCGCATATGAGTTTTTACAAATGTATCAAAGTCGCAAGGATTATTTTGTCTATCTGTTTTACCATGATAATGATATGCACTTACAACTCTATCCCAAGGATTTCTTACAATTGCAAATACTAAACCATGATCCTCATTAATTGCTTTTTTAATATAAGAATATGGTGCGTGATCTTTCATAAAAGAATTTTTAAACATCGCCTTTGCAGTTGGCACATTATTTAACATCCAGCTTCTTACTGAAGTACCACCAGTTTTTGGAATATGAATAAAAACTGCCCTAGGTTTATTTACAAATATTGTCATTTTGTGTATGTACAATTTCTAAAAATGTGTTATAATAAATCTACTGATTTTCGGAGTGGGTGGAATACTATTTCTTTTTCTTTGCTCTTAGTGGTTTAAGAGGTTTAATTTTCTTTTTAGGATTTGGTAGAATACCCATTTTCTTTAATGTTTCTTCTGTCCAGATTTGAAATCCATAACCATTATCAGCAGCAAACTTTTGAGCTGCAGACCATTTATTCATATTCTTTACATAAGTCATTCCCTCACTAATATATCTTTTTGTTTTTCTACCACTAAAAGTTGGAGGTTTAGTTTCCTTTTCTGGTTTTATTTCAACAAGAACTGTCTTACCATTTGTATAGGTGATTTTTAAATCCATAAAATATCTATGATACTTTTTATCCACCTCATAAAAGTAAGGTATTACTGTTTCTTCACTTGACCAATATTTCACTTCAGGTGTATTATCACACCAACTAAAGCAATGTTTCTCCCATAATGATCGAAAAATTACGTTATCTGCGTCACCTTTGTATTTTGATCTGTTCTTTACTTTATATCTACCAGAATAAGCCATGCATAACCATATAAATAGTTTTAAATTTTTTCTATTTATTTAGGTAATAATATGGTAGCAGCCAATCCAAAACATACATTCCCAATTGATAATGAATTAGATTATAGAGGGCGTGTGGTATTCCGAGCAAGAACAGAAGATTATTTAGATTTGGTTGATGCTGGTCATACGGTTTATCAATCTTTTGCTAGTAAAGATAATGTTGATCCACCTCAGCGTCGAGCTGAAGAACAAAGATTTAGAGCAGAAATTAATAGGCAAAGAGAACAAATTAAAAGAACACACCCTGGTGGTAGTGTTACAATGTATATGCCTCAAACACTACAGTTTAGTGATAGAATTGAATATACAAATGTTGATCTTGGAATTGTTGGTGGTACTGCTCTTGCTGGATTACAGAATAATGAAAGAGCAGCACAGGTTGTAAAGGATGCCATTAAATCCGGTACTGTCGGTGCTATTGAATCTATAGCTGATATTAATTCAACTGGACTTGCAACTGAAGGTGCTCAACTTGGTGCTGCAAGACTGGCCCGTGCAGTTCCCTTTGCTGGTGAAGAATTATCTGGTGCTGTACAAGTTTCTTCTGGTGTTGCAGTTAATCCAAATAGAAGATCAACCATGAGAGGTGTTGGTATTCGTAGGTTCCAATTTACTTTTAAAATGATTCCTACATCACAACGAGAAGCAATAGAAATAGAAAATATTATTGATTTCTTTAGAACAAGAATGTATCCATCAACTATTGCTCAAATAGAAAGTACATCCAATATTTCTGCTGGACTTAGATTTCCAAGTAAGTTTGAGATTAAATTAAAATATAATGATGTAGAGAAAAAGAAATTAAAAATCTTACCATGTTTTCTTGAAAGTTTTAATGCTGTTTATAATCCAAATAGTATGTCTTTTCACAGTGATGGTAGATTCCAAGAAACAGATATAACAATGGCATTTTTAGAAGAACGTGCCTTAACTCAAGAAGATATTCTGAAAGGTTACTAATGTCAAATTTTTTCCGTAACTTTCCGATTGTAGATTATAAATTTGGTAATAATATTGATACAACATTATTCCAAAATCTCTCGGCATACATTGACTTAATTGACCAAGTATCAGACGATGCTTCATTTTATGAATTTTATAATATTGTAGAAGGTGATCGACCAGATACACTTTCCTATAAACTCTATAATACAATTGATTTCTACTGGACTTTTTATCTACTAAATGAAAAACTTAGAATCCAAGGATGGCCTCTTAAAACACAAGAAGTATATGAGGCTGCTAAACAGTTTTATCCACATAAAACAGTAATTACAAATGAACCATTCCATAGTGAATTTTATTTAAATGATATTGCTGCATCAGAACCATTTACAAATCCAGAATTTAAAGGCAAGATTATAGAAAAGAATTATGATCTAGGTCAGATGGTTCTAAAACCAATTATTGAAGTCAGAACAATTAATGTGACTGAAGCTGGTAGTGGTTATACTGCAGCACCAACTGTTACATTTTCTGGCGGCGGTGGAACTGGTGCTTCTGCTCAAGCACTAATTTCCGGTGGTAGTGTTACAGATATTATTGTATTAAATGGCGGAGATGATTATACATCAGCACCGACTGTTACAATTAGTGAACCACAAACTGCAAGTGGTACAAGAGCAACTGCTACTGCAACATTATCAAGTAATACATTATCCAATAATACTCGTATTTACTCTATACCTAATGTGAGTGATACAAATTTATGGGATGCGGAGGAAGCTGAACGTTATTCTCTTTTAGTTTCTCGTGTAAAAGAACAATATTTAAGTACACACCATTATGAAGATGCAAACGGTGATTGGGCTGATCTTGAGATTAATGCCGGTGGTGGTGTTACAGCTTATCCTTATCCGACAGACTATACTGATATAACACACCTAGATAGATTAATTAGTCAGAATGATGATCTATTCCGCATTAAAATATTAAAACCAGATGTTGCTTCACAAATAAATGTTGAATTCCAAAAGTTATTGAAGCAGAGATAGCATGTATTCACCAGAACAAATTAATATTACATCTATCATATTAAATTCAGAAAAGTTTTCTGAACCTTTGGTGCTACTGCAACAAAAGGGTGTATCTCCTGTATTAGAATTTAATATTTATGAAAATATTACACAACCATTTCTAACTGGTAATGCCGTTTTATATGATGATATCAGTTTATTTGATAAAACAGATATTAATGGTTCAGAAAGAATTACTATTGAGTTTGAAACACCAACTCAAGAAAGTTCAATAATATCTAAAACATTTATTATTGTAAAAATAGATTCAAATATAAAATATAATGATTACTCGTCTGTAATACAATTAACTCTTATTGAAGATATTGGATTTTTAAATAAAGTTCAGACTATCAGTAAAGCCTATAATGGTAAAGGCGAAGATATTATTAAAAATATCATAAAAGAAAACATTCATAGAGAAGTTGATAATAATTATAAAGAATCATTCCAGAAAGATTTTAGATATATTGCCCCATACGAATCACCATTTGATTCTATAAAATCTATTTTAGCTAAAATGACAACAGAATTTGGAATGCCATATTTCTTTTTCTCGTCAGTAAATAATGAGAGACTTGTTTTAAAAGATTTAGAAACAATAATACTATCTGAAGCATTTAATCAAGAACCTTACAGATTAAGCCAAACTGCAACAAAGAATAATGAATTATTTTCTTTATATAACTTTGACGGTTATGATCTTGAAGATACATATAATTTGGTAAAGCATGGTAGTTTATCTGCAAGTTATGTTGATATTGATATAACAACGGGTAATATTGAACGAGTTAATTTTAATTATAAAGATAGAATAAAAACTTTATATGATAATGGATTAATTCCACCCGAGTTTAATGTTCTACCTATTAATGAATACTTTGAACCAGATACAACTGAAACTAATAAGTCAACTTTATTGGAATATGATCATGCAAGGCTTAGTAATATTTCTATGCCTGTTTATAAGGATACAAATAGTTATAGTACAGAAGAATATCAATTCTATAATATTAATTCTGTAATGAAAAATGCTATTCTTAGAAATATGCTAAAAAATATATACAGAGTTTATTTGCCAGGTGCTGCCTTTACTCTTAACTCTCCTAACGTTGGTGTTGGTAATCTTATTGATATTGAAATTTTAAGAAACGATTCAACACAAAGTAAAAATGATAATGTTGATAAGAAAAGATCAGGTAAATATGTGATGATGGCAAAGAGACATATTATAAATGTTACCGAAAGAAAGCATACTGTATCTTTGGAAATCTCCAAATTGCTAAATCAGGAGAATAATTAATGAGATATAATGCAGAACATTTTTACGGTGATCAGCATAGATGGTTTATTGCTAGTGTTGTAAATGGACCAGATCCTGAAGGTAAAGTTCAGATTAGAATACACGGAATTCATTCTGAGAGTGAAACATTAATTCCTAGTGAACAGCTACCTTGGGCAACAGTAATGTTACCATCAACCGAAGGTGGTGTATCTGGTGTTGGTAGACAAACCGGAATCTTACCAAGTGCTACAGTATTTGGTATTTTTCTTGATGGTCCAATATCTCAATCTCCAATGGTTTTAGGTGTTTTAAATAAACAAGAGAAACCATCAAACACTCAATTATATAATAATAGAGGTGCAAGAGTTGATGTAGGTACTGATGGTGTTACCGTTAGTAGAAAAGATAAAAGAACATATGATACAGCTAATGGTTCTAAATCAGTCTCAAGAGTTTTAGCCATGAAGTTTTTTATTGAGAATGGATTAACAAAAGCACAAGCAGCCGGTATATGTGGTAATCTTGAAGTTGAATCTCAATGGAGTACAACTGTTGTTTCTGGTGTGAGTGGCGAGGATTCTACAGGTTTGGCACAATGGAATCCAGCAGCAGCTGCTGGCAATAGATTAGGTAAACTAAAACAATTTGCTAGAATTCAATCGCCTCAAGAAAACTGGGAAGATTTTTATACACAGTTAAAATTTATTTTACATGAATTTCGTGGTAAAGAGAAAAACTTGCCAGGGGGTAAAGATGGTGGTGGTGCATACAGCAGTGCTTATTCTAAACTATTAAATTGTGCAAAATGGGACGGTGGTGTGTCTGATTTAAATGCAACTTGGATAATATGTAAATATTATGAGCAACCAAAAAATGCTAGAAGTAAATTACCTGCAAGAGAAACGGCTGCAAGAAAAGCAATAGAAGAATATGAATCAACAGTATTGGCAGCATCTACAAAAGGGATAAGATAATGGCATTAAAGAATATTCTTGAAAATACCTTTTCTTTGCTTGCAGATCAAAATCCTTTTAATGAGGCAGCAGAGAATGTCGGCAAATTAGTTACACAAACAACCATGGCTAAAACATCAACTATGGTTACAAGTGATAAAGCAATTAATGGATTTATTTCTATAAATATTCCTCTTGATGATGTATTAACAAATGTAGAGGGTTCTGTTCCATTACAGCAAGTTGGTAATATTGCCATTGCTGAAATGACAAAAGAAGTTCCTGGAATAAAAGATAAATTGGTACAACAAGTTGGTTCTGCAGAAGCCACTTTAATTGAGTCCGTTATTGGTAAGGCACCATCTAATGGATTTCTTGAAGATATAGTTGTATCAGGAACACCTGAAGGTTTAACATTTGGTGTTAAATTAGCAGTACCAGATGTTGAAGCAAATAAAGTTATAGAAATTGCAAAGGGTGCTGTTGATTTAACTGTATCACTTACAGATGAATTAAAAGGTACTATTGATGACTTTGAAGCATATGCAGAACAGGCTTTAAATGAATCATTAAATGGTGTAATATCTGATTTACTTGGGTCTAAAACAGGAAAAGTATTAACATCTCTTAATGCAATTAATAGTATTATCAATAAACCACAAGATTTTTTAAATAACGTTATAGATGCAGGATTTAATTCTGTTATTGAAAATACAAATGAGAATGTATTTAAAACTGCAAGTACAACCATGAACTCACTAGCATTTAAAAACGGAATACAAGTAAATATTCAAGCTGATGATCGTAAAACAATTATACAAAATATTAGTGCTGGTAAATTTGAAAAAGCTGCACAAATAATGAAAAAATATAGTGACGAAGATATTGGTACTATAAGAACAAATTTAAGTGTTATTGATAATAGAGCAGTTTCTAAAGTAAAAGCTGAAGCAGCTCCAGTTGATATTGAAGCAGTTGACATAGATAAAATTTCTCAACAGTGGTCTGGTGTTAATACACCTTTATCTTATTTTGAAAATAACTTCATAGCAAATGATGCACAGTTATTATCTGAATTTAAAAACGTTGATCGAGAAGTAACACAGATTGTTGTGGGATCAACTAATACACTTAAAGAATATAATTGGACTGCACAAAAATTACATGAAGCATTAGCAGGTGGTGAGAGTTTAGGTATTGATTATTATAATAATACTCAACAAAACTCATTTCTAAAATACCACTATGTAATTGAACAGAATGGTAGAATTAGTAGAGCAGTTCCAATTGATAGAGAAATAAAAACAAGTGAAGCAAGATTTATTGCTCCGCATAATAAGTATACAGTTTTTGTATTACTTGTGGGTGGTGTTGATCATAATACTTCATATAAGATTGATGATATTAGTGGATTTTATTCTGGTGAGGGATATTACCAACCACAGATTAATGCATTGAAATCTATATTTAAAGCTGCTTATGCATCATATCCTGGAATGCAAGCATTAGGTATTAGTGAAGTTTCTGATTTCCCAGGTCCACATTTTAGTGTTGAAGATTTTGTGGAAGCACACTATGGTAAAAAATCACTATATTCAGATCCTTCTACACAACCACCATTTTCACGCAAAGACATTGCACAAAATACGAATAGAGCATTATAATGAATCCAGAAGAATATAATACACTACAAAGATCAAATATTGGTAAAGATAATATTTCAAATTCTGGTAGGGATGATAAATCTGGTCAGTATCCCAAACCTGAATATTGGAATTCAAATAATATAAACTATGCTGCATATGGCAGTAAAAGAAATGATCTTGCTAAAAATGTATCTGCAGAAAATGTAGAACTGCCGTTTGATATTAATAAATCAAATCCTTCTAAATCTCCTAATAATAGAGTTGATGAAACTGCATCTGGTCATGTAATCGAACTTGATGATACAGAAGATAATCAACGTATTTTAGTAAAACATAATAATGGCACTGGTGTAGAATTTAGACCAGATGGATCAATTCTTTTAAGTTCAACAAATCATAAAGTTGAATTAGTAAATGGTGAAAGTGTTGTTATTGTAGAAGGTGATGGTCAATTAGTTTATAAAGGTAATCTTGATTTAAAGGTAACCGGTGATTTAAATATAGATTGTCTTAACTTTAATTTGACAACTAAAGGTAATAAAGTTGAAAATATTAACGGTTCAGTTCGTTCTAATATTGTTGGTAATGTAACAAATATTATTACAGGTGCTTTATCTAATATGGTGGCTAAAGCAGTAACAAATACATTCTTAGGAGGAAGTAAGAATAATGTTAAAGGTGATTTCATTAATAGGGTTGAAGGCTCTGCTACTCACACCACCAGCGGTGGTTTTTTATTAACCTCTGAAGAAAATATTGCCATGTCCACACCTGATCTTGATATGGCTGCCAACAGTTTATCTGTTTTTGGCAAAAGTGGTTACTTTGGAGGTGAAAATATATTATATTACGGACAAGGTGCAAAGTTTGACGAAGGTGTTACAGCTCCGACATTCCATGGGGATTTAGACGGTACTGCAACAACAGCTACTGTAGCACAGTCTCAAGATTATGCAGATCCAGATGGAGGCGGTGGAACGGGTACAGCTGGTTCTATTATTGATACTCCAACACCAACTATTGGTTCAATGGATCAAACAACTGTAAATGCATATTTAAATAAAAGTTCAGCTGGTATTCGTAAGGTAAAAGTGGATGCTGGTGATGTTATTAAAAATGCAATTGATAAAACAAAAGAATTTGCTG